ATACGAAAGAATGTTGTTGTAATTTCTTTACGAGTATCAAATTCAAAATGAATAATATTATTACTTGGTTTATAAGATATCATCTTCTCATCCTTGAAATGTCTTCAGCATCTTTTTGTTGGAATACAGGAACACTATTACTCTTATGCATAGTAGCTACACCTAACATGGCATCGCCTGTATATTGAACGGGGGCTTTCTTTGTAGCAAAACCAGATTCCATGTTTAATGATGGATAATGTGGTGTTTCTCTACGGAATGGTGGAATTTCTTTGAGTTTACCTAGTGACTTTGTAGCTATAGATTTGGGTGCATGGGACTTTAACCATGCTAGATATTGTTCATGCTTTTGTCTATTGGGTTTCTTTTGTTTAGACTTTGGTGCTCTCATGTGTATAATCATAGTATAATCCTACTCAATTTTTAACTACCATTATATCACAGAATTAGCTCTTTGTCAAGCATTATTTAGCATCAAAACGGAGCATTCCTACTTATGCCATAAAATAGTGCTTTTTTAGAAATCTTTTGGTATATTTGGGTATTCAAATTTAACACCCTTTGTTTTTAGCTCTGGAAAGCCAGTCATATCTACATTTGAGACATATTTTAGGTTAGCATTAGGATAAACATATTTGATTATTTGTAATAATTGAATGACTGTTCCATCCATATCATTAAAAGAAAACACTTCATCAACACATCTTAAATTTTGAATGATGTCCATTCTTGTGCCAATATTTTGAACGAATCCACCTTGAATGTGTTGTAGCCAAAAATCAGAGTGAATACCAACCAATAATAAGTCACCCTTACTTTTACACCATTTTAAAAATTTTAAATCTTCCTCTGAAAGTGGATCATAACTACCTGATGTAATTATTATCTTTTCTTTTGTTATCATGGAAGTAGATTGGGAAATGCCTCTTTGACAAATTCATAAGATAAACCTCTTACACCTAAATCTTTTCTGAAAATTCCAATAATGACTTCAGCTTCACGAGGTTCGATTGATTCTAATAATTGCAACAGTAATTGTTTTCTTTTTTCTGGTGTCAAATTAGATGCTCCAGCATCACCTTTTCTAAAAAGATACAATTTACGAATTTCTGTTGATAATTGATTTCTTGAAATTCCAGGTAATGTATCAGGCACAATATAATCTTCTGGCATTGAGCTAAAATACCATTGATAATCTGGATGATATGTTAATTGTAATACACCAGTTAAAGTTTTTGATAAGTTTTTTTCAATAACTTCCATTCTTTCAGCTTTAGTATTTGCTTCTTCAAACTCATCAAACACTTCATATATGTTTTTCATTTAAAACTCCTCAATAACTTCCATTAGATTTCTTAATTTGTGTTCCATGAAATAATTTATTAAATTACCTTTTGAAGCAGGTTTAATTTCATCATACATATTTATGATACGCTCTTGAACATCTTTAGGTATGTATGATAGGTCTATCAACATTCTATTTCTAGTATAATTAGCTTTATCTGTTTCAGAATAAGTTTCTACGTTTTCACTTAAATACTTATCCATTACTTTTTGAGTGATAGGCTTTTGTCTCAAATCACGAACAAAACAATCCGCTGGTGAAAACATATTAGGAATGCCATCACCTTTATCACCACGAATAACCTTTTCTTTTAAATCAAGTATAGGATTATCTGATTTAACATATTTCTTTTGTGATGGGTTATATTGTTTAACATTTGAACCATATTGTTGTAATTGTAAAAAGTCACCATCGCTTGATAGAATTAATATCTTTTGATGTGGTGCAAATCTAGGTACAAGTGTGCCGATAATATCATCTGCTTCAGCACCTTCAACGTCAATCACTTTATATGGAAAATTTGTTTTAAGTTCTTCTTTGAATTTAGATAACATATCAAAGATTAAATGCCAATCTAAATCAGATTTTTCCCTAGTCTTTTTACGACCGGCTTTGTAGAATGGAAATACTTCTTTACGCCAATACTTTCTATTATCACAACATAAGATAACTTCGCCATATTCACCTTTAAAGTTTTTAACGTGAGTTCTGATGATGTTTAATACCATATGCCGAATAAGATTTTCTTCCAGTTTGGTATTTTTTTGATTTGCTATCTGTGCCATAAGGCCTGCTAATAGCACTTGATTTAAGTCCACGAGTATCATTATATAATCCTTTAAGATTCAGAACAGCCAGTATACTATAGTTTAACTATTTTGTCAACCTAATTTTGGCTTTGCCAGTGAGTTTCTTTCTAAACTTCTTATCTTTTCTTAAAAACTTGCCATCTTCTATTATTCGGTTACAATCTTCAATAATCTTTCCCCACCATGTTATACATTTACGCATTTGTGTTTTAGTATAACAACTATACGCTTCTTTCATTTGCTCATCTTCTGACATCAAAGCTTCATTCCAAACTTTAATCTCATTCTCAGCATGAGATATGATTGCTTTTGCATGAATAGGTTTAACACCAACATTATATAAGAAAGAATAGTTTTTTCTATCAGCCCAATCTTTGATATAGTTATCAAAAAGACCTTCAACTTCACCCAATAACTCATGGGTCTTGTTGAGTGTTCTTTCTTGAATTGTTGGTCCTGTATATTCTTCTGTCATTCTGGTAATTCCGTTTTTTTCAATATATCAAATGCTTCTTTAACAAATTCGTGTGATGTGGTTGATTTCTTTGCTACTACACCATACCAACCACCTGATAATAATTTTGAAACATAATAGTATGGGTCTAATAGTATGCCTTCAAACAAATCTAAATCTATAGTAAGACCTTCTTTATCTTCTCTATACAGTATAATTTGATACATTTGACCTAAATCATAGGTTTCATATATTCCTGGATTATTATACATGAATCCTTCAAAATGAATGGTTGAGCTATCATCCTTTTCTTTAGGTGATGCTACAAAATAAAAGGCGTCATGGTCGCCTTTTTTAAATTCTCTCAATGTTTCTGGTATGTCGTTCAATGTAATCCTTTATATGTGATTTTCTTATTCTACACATTATCCATGTATTATAATAATCATCACTCATCATAACATTACGAACAAATTGTTCTTTAGCTTCAAGATAACTACATTCACCTTTTGATTTGCAAAGATGTAATATTTCTCTACTAAAATTATCTTGACCCAATTGTAACACATCTTGCTTCAATATGTCACTACTTCCATAGTAAGTTTGCCAATCAGAAAATACCTTATACTTTTTCTTTTTGCCTTTTACTTGTTTGGTTTTAGCAGAATAGAATAATTTTTTACCAATGTATTTCTTATTATTTACATTGTTTGTTATAAGATATACAAATCCGTAATTATCTTCTATTTGTTCTTCTAAAAAGTCTTTACCGTTATATTGCCAATTTAATCCCATTCGCCTTCTTCTTCTGTGTCATCATCTTCATTTATATATTCTTCTTGAATATCTTCGATAATTTCTCCACAGAACGGACAATATTCTGGCAGTTCTTTTGATACTAGTTCTTTCGTAAATTGGATTCCATAAGAAGAATCACAGTTAAGGCATTCGCCTACTAAAGCTTTGTTTGTCATTTGAGTTCCTTGTTAGGCCCAAACATCACTCCAATTACCAGATAATGCGCCTTTAGCATAGTCTGTTGCTCTATTCTCAAAAAAGTTGGTGTGAGTTGGTGCGTTAATCATCTCCTCTACCCAAGGTAAAGGATTTCTCTTCTATATATGTTCTGAACAATTTTATCATAGATTCACATGATAAACAATCTATTGTTAATGTTTTATCTGCCATTTTATTTCCCTAATATTTTTTTCTTATAATCGTTTATTGCTGATTTTATAGCATCTTCAGCAAGAACAGAACAATGTATCTTGACTGGTGGTAATGCAAGTTCTTCAGCAATATCTGAATTTTTAATAGTTATAGCTTCATCTAAAGTTTTACCTTTAAGTATTTCAGTAACAAGACTTGAACTAGCTATTGCTGATCCGCATCCATAAGTTTTAAATTTAGCATCAGTAATTATATTATCATGAACTTCAATTTGTAATTTCATAACGTCACCACATGCAGGAGCACCCACCATGCCAGTTCCAACATCTGGACTATTTTTATCAAGAGAACCCACATTTCTTGGGTTTTCATAATGATCTAAAACTTTATCAGAATAGGCCATGTTATGCTGAGAAAGATGACCCACATCCACATTTACTTGTGGCATTAGGATTCTTTATCTCAAATTGATCTCCCATTAATGATGTTTTATAACTAATAGTAGATCCGGTTAAATATTGCATACTCATTGCATCGACTAATAAATTAATGCCACCATCTTCAATAACAAAATCATCTTCATTTTGATTTTCATCAAATGTAAATCCGTATTGAAAACCTGAACAACCACCACCAGATACAAATACACGAAGCTTTAATTCTGGTTGATTTTCTTCAGATAATAATAATTTAATTTTATTAACTGCTGATTCTTCTATTATTATTTGTTGCATATTATTCCTAAGCCCAAACATCACTCCAATTACCAGATAATGCGCCTTTAGCATAGTCTGTTGCTCTATTCTCAAAAAAGTTGGTGTGAGTTGGTGCGTTAATCATCTCCTCTACCCATGGTAAAGGATTCCTTTTCACTTTAAACACACCTTTTAAACCTAATGAGATTAATCGGCGGTCCGCTATATAACGAATATATTTCTTAACATCTTCTGATGTTAATTCTTCCATATCACCCATTTTGAAAGCAAGGTCAATAAACTTATCTTCAAGTTCAACCATTCTTTCAGCAATGGTGTAAATTCTGCTCTTTAAATCGTCTGTCCATATTTCACGATTTTCTTCTATATATGTTCTGAATAATTTAATCATGGATTCACAATGTTGTGTTTCATCTACAATAGACCATGTAACAATTTGGCCCATGCCTTTCATTTTACCATGACGTGGAAAGTTCAATAGCATAATGAATGATGAAAACAATTGCATACCTTCTGTAAATGCTGAAAACACAGCAATATGTGTTGCGGTATTTTCTTTTGTGGTATTCTGTGCTGATATATCTAAAACATAATCATGTTTCTCTTTCATTTCAGCATATTCTAAAAATTCATTGTATGTTGTTTCAGGTAAACCTAAAGTTTCAATCAGATGTGAGTAAGCTGCAACATGAAGTGCTTCACGAGCTGCAAAACCCATCAACATCATTCTAACTTCTGGTTGTGGAAAATAAGGTAGATAATTTTTAACGTAACCACCTGCAACATCAATGTCACCTTGAGTAAAAAATCTAAAAATGTGTGTTAAAAATTGTTTTTCTTCTGTTGTTAATTTCTTTTTCCAATCTTTCACATCTTCCATCATTGGTACTTCTGTATGTAACCAATGTGATTGCTCATGTTTTAACCATGCATCATAAGCCCATGGATAATTGAAAGGTTTAAAATATGTTCTATTTTCTGCTAGATTTAATTCTTTTTTAATTTTTTCCATTATTTTCCTATTTAAAAAACCAAATGTAAGTTGCTATTATGTTTACTATAAAGAAATAAGAATTCTGTAATAATAAAGGAAGATTCTTATGTGTTCTTGCAAAGTCATACACTAATATTCCGTGAGCAATAACAAAACCAGGAAAAGACCATCGCATCCAAGGTGTTTTTAATGCTACTGATGTTCCTGCTATGATGAATATTGTTAATGCTATCCATTTAATATCAAATTTTTTCATTACCAGTGCCACCATATATTCACAATAATATGAATACAGGTTATCATCTCAACAGCTCTCATAATCCACCATACATATTTGTTATTCATTAACCTTCACAAGCTATACAATCATTTCCTTGAGCAATTTGCGTCATATCAATTTCTTTAATAACTTGTCTTTCAATTCGTTTAGATACTTTATCTGCTTTACCAATCTTTTCTGAACGGCAATAGTATAAAGTCTTCAATCCTTTTTTCCATGCCATGAAATGTATAGCATGAACATACTTAATATTAGCATCGGGTCTAAAGAATAGATTGAGTGATTGTGCTTGGTCAATATATTGTTGTCTATCAGCAGCTAATTCAATAACCCAGCGTTGGTCAATTTCCATTGCTGTCTTGAATACTGCTTTATCATTCTCTGACATCCATTCTAAATGTTGGACTGAACCATCATTAGCAATAATAGATGACCAAGTATCATCATACCAATTTTCTGGTTTATCTTTTGATACTCGAATTAATAATTCATCTAACCATCGATTTTTATTTAAGAATGATCCGCTTAAAGTATCTTGTCTATATGCATTAGCACGATAAGGCTCAATACTAGGGCTAGTGTTACCCATAATGATTGAACTACTAGCGTTAGGAGCAATAGCCATAAGATGACTAAACCGGTTACCCGTACCTTCGGCGTCAGGAGCTTCCCCACGTTCTTTACCCAATTTTTTATTTGCATTGTCTAATCCTTCTCTGATATGTTTGAAGATTTTATTGTTAGCAACTTTCGCCATAACGCCTTCAAAAGCAATACCATTGCGCTGTAGATAAGCATGCCATCCAAGAGCACCAATACCAATACTTCTCTCTCGCTGAGCGGAGTATCTAGCACGACTAATGTTGTCAGGAGCGTTATCAATAAAATATGTAAGAACATTATCCAACATTTCAGCAACGTCATGCAAGAAATTGGCATCTTTATTCCACTCATCATAGGTCTCCAAATTAAGTGATGATAAACAACATACTGCTGTTCGTTGTTCATTTGTTGGTAATATAATTTCTGAGCAAAGATTTGATTGATGGACTTTTAATCCTCTATCCTTCAACCATTGAGGTAAATGTTCATTACTTGTGTCGATATAGTGAATATATGGTTCACCTGTATGCATCCGTAATTCAATAATCATTTGCCACAGCATCTTAGCTGAAACAACTTCTCTAACTTCACCTGAATGTGG